ACCATCTTCGATGAAGGGTTGGGCAGCAGGTACGAAACACGCACCGATCAGAAGCACAAAGAAGACAGTCCATAACTCGTCTTTGAAGGAATTGTCGGACGACTTCATTGCTTGTTCTTCCCAAGCACCGTCCTGCGCGACCTTCTGTACCTGTGCCTCGATCTTTGCGACTTCGAGTTTCTGCTTTGCCTGTGCTTTCTCTTGCTTACCTTTGAGATACCCGCCAGCAATGTCTACCACTGCGCCTATTACGCTTCCCCAAATCATTAGTTGCTACCTCATCAAGAATGAGATCACTGCAATCGCAAGCACCACCGATAGGACAACCACTGCGCCTATCTGTGACATCTCGATCCATTCTTCTATTTGTTGTTGTTTTTGTCGCTCTGCCTCTGCCGCTTGTTCTTTTGCTTGGCGTTCACGTTTGACTTTCTCAGCGACGATCTCGTTCCAGCAGTCAGCACCAAAGCGCAGCGTGATCAGCGATCTGACCTCGTTCATCTGCTCTTGTATCAATCGACGATCAATCGCAGTGTTCGCTATGTTGGAGAAGTCGTTGTACCCAGAGTTCTTGTTGTATTGTTGGTTAATCTGTTTTTCTGCTGTCCATAGTTGATCGAGTAGACCACCCATTTCACCGATTGATTTAGCGTGGGTACACGCTTGCTTGATACCGGCGACAGCACTATTGAACAGGGCAATTCCAGCGAGTGCCTCTGCTATCATACTCAGCGTCTCCCAAGTTAGGGTTACGCTCTCCTAGTTTTGTTAGAGTTTCATCAAAAGCGATCCAGCGAGACCTACGATGACCATAGTGCTGCCCATAACCATCGCCTCAAGTCGCCATAGGCGTCTGTCTAAGGCAGATAGTTGGGATTCGACTGAGGCATATCGGATCGAACATTCTTTCTCGTGTGCTTCAAGTTCGAGGGCAACACGTAGTTCTGGTGTGACTGACTGTTCCATCTTCATTACGCAGCGATTTCCATAAGGGTAAAACTTGAGTAAATGTTTGAAGATGGAGGTGAACCTTCAATCTGTATAGAATTTGCAGTCGTTTCACTTCTGATTTGAATTTTGTATGTAACTTGAGAAGTTGTTGCCGGAGAATCTAAACTAGAAAGACTTATAGAATCATAAATGTTTCTATTACTTGGGGATCCATCAGCGTAGTATGCACCTACAAACTGGTTGTTTAGAATAGTTGTACCTCTTACTAAAGCAATGTGTCCCCTGTTGTTTACTTGGTTACCGCCGTTGTTATCAATTCTTCCTATAAACGTAACTAGTATTTTGCTGTTACTGCTTTGCGGTGTAATTGATGCAGTAAAACCAGTAGCATCTGCAAAAGTAGTTGCTGTCTGTGCGTAAGAAGAACTTGGGGGAGTGCCTTGCACAACCTGCAACACCTTGCCACCAACCCCCGCTGGTAACGCAGAGACTGCGGTGAGAGACTGATTGTTTAGTCGAATTAAACCCATGCCATCACACCTTTACTATGGTTTGGTCGGAAACACTGCATCAGTCAGGTTGCTGTAGGACGCTGTGATGTCTCTTAGTGCCTGTCGATAATCCAGTTGTGCTTGTGTTGGAGTGGCGGTGTCTGAGAACATCCACCAGTCAGTCCCAGTCAGCAGACGATCACGCTCCAACCTTAGTTGGCGTAAGTCTGCTGCCTCTTGTAGTTCATTTTGTTTGATTGTGACTGCTGATGCGTCCCATGCGACAGTGTTACCATTAGCGTCTTTGGCAACTGCATCAGACCCACCACCACTAATTGACACTACATTGCTGTAGAGTGCGAAGATTGCTTGGTGTTGCATTAGTTTGAAATCTCCATCAAGGTTACAGTTGAGACACCGTGGTTTATGTATGAATTACCTGTGTCCGTGTAGTACGGACTGTTCATCTGAATTGACGTTCCATACAACTTTGCCCAATAGACATTGTACGTGGTAGATGACGTTGTAGATGGACTGTCTAGATAATTGCCACACAAAGGTTGCACCTTAAATTCGTCATTCGCTGATCTCCCAGTAAACGGGATGAACACATTTGAGTTGCTTCCGGTAGCGGCGGTTGAATTAGCATCTGTAATTTCAGAAGTGCCTCTATATAACTTCAATGCACCATATGAATCTGTCACACCACTAACGAGCACCGAAATGCTCACAAGTATTTTACTAGATGTCGACGACGGTGTTATTGATGCACTAAGTCCACTCGAAGCAAAGGTTGCAGAAGTGGTGCTTGCGGCATCCTTTTTGATACCTTGGACAACTTGCAGTATCGTGCCAACGCCAGTCAGAGAAGACCCATCAATCGCTGGTAAAGCACCAGTCAACTTCGATGCTGCCATGCTGACAATCTTGCTGTCTGTGATCGAACCATCGACCGGAGCGATAGTCCCTGTGGTTGGTTCACGGACTAAGATGTAGTCGATCACATCGCCTGTTACTAAGTTCGAGGCAAACGTAATTGTTGAACCGTCAATCGTGTAACTTCCACCGCCCGGTTGCTGGATGATACCGTTCAGACTGACTTGCATGACTAAGGTCGATGCTGGTTGATAGTTTAGACCACCCTTTTGAAGAGTGTATGCTGCTTGTCCGTTGACCACTGAAATTGCGTCCAAGAGAACAGGTGCAGAGGTTCCCTGCTGCGATCCAATATAAGGCATTTTATGCGAGGTCTCCGTGAATTGTAAGGTTCACATAAACTCTGTCGGTTAGACTTCCAGAATTAGTATTTGTAGACATCGAAACACTACTAACCGCCCAAGTGTATGGGTTTACCATTGTATCTGTATTCGAAACCCCGCCAGAACTACTAGAAACAGAAGCAGAGTAATCACCACCTGACATATTGCTGGTAAAACTGACAGTGTAATTACCAGTTCCATTGTCTAACAATCCACTCACACCTTTTGAATCTCGTGACGCAATAGTGCTTGTTCCATTAAAGTTGACCCATGCCTTCGCCGAACCCTGCGCTAGATTAGTCGTGACTGCCCCACCCTCAGATGTAACAGCAACCGTGTTTGCAAATGGTGACGTAAGACCTGCTCCAGTCACAGTGCCAGTGAAAGCAAAGTCGTCAGCAAGGTTTACGCTCTCTGCTTGTATCTTCGAGAGTGCCATAGTCTAACTCCAATTATGCGTATGGGTTGTCGCCTAAGAGACTTACGTCCCATGCTGCCTTCAGAGCGTCGATGTCACTTGCGTTCTCGATCGCTGATGCTGCTGGTGCGTCTCTGAGGGCATTCTTTGCTGCTGCAATGGCAGTGGTGTCAGCACCTGTTTCCAGTGCCTTCATTAGTTCGACATCCTTTGCTTCGAGCAGAGGTTTACGTGCCTCACGCACCATGTCTTTGAAGATGACTCGTGCTTTCGCAATGTCCGTCTGGATTACGCTTCCCTCGATAACCCAAGCACCACGGAAGTGTCTGTCGCTTGGTTGAGAGGAAACTGAGGACGAGTTTATTTGTGTGCCGACCGTATCGACAATGTAGGTATCAACCATTTTGTATTTTCTCCGGTTTACGCTGCTGTCGCTAAATCATCAGAGATTTGCCAAGCGTTTCGCCATTCTCTTGTTTGGGGAAGTTGTTGTTTGGTGCAGATGACTAGACGAGGTTTGTTACCTTCGTTCCAGTTTTGCCAGATGCTAGGACTGATATCCTTCTGAATGAGATATTCCAGTGCTTGCTCTTCCGTGAGGGGACCAATTGGTTCAGTCTCATGCAGCAAGTAACCTCTGGTGTGCTTCTTGAAGTCAGGTTGCGCTTCGTCCTTTGCCAGTTCCCAGTAAACCCAGACCGGTGGCAGGATTCCCCCGGCAAGTGCTGCACTTAAAAAGTTTGGGTCTGGAACGAGGATGCGACTGCACTCGTCAACGCTGTCTTCAAAAATTACTCTGTAATCTGATTGGTAGGGTTCGAGGTGTTCTTTTGCCCAGCAAAGTCGCGAAAACAGGTGTGTGCCTTTGAATGACGGTGTCTGGGTCATCAGGCAAGGTCTCCAAATATTGCAATGTGAGCATAGTCTGCATCGTGATAGTTTATGCTGTAGTTATAGTGATAACTTCTAGTCGTAGTTGTGGATGCCGCCCTGATGCTCAAATACCTGTCATTGTAAACATCAGATTGTTTTGACGATGTTGGTGCGGAAAAGTTTGTATTAGCAAAAGCGGAAACGTATGAGTTCGTATAATCGCCACTTCCGTTATCCATTAAACTGCTGGAATTTAGTGCATCACGAATTACAGCAGTGCTACTTCCTTGAAAGTTAACCCACGCCTTCGCACTACCATTCACCACATAACTTGTATCCAGAGAACCTGCCGTCGAGTGTTCAATCTGGTCTGCTATAAGTTTACCTGCCATTATGCGAGGTCTCCCATAAATGTAGCAAAGTTACCATAACCATCTTGTGCGCCACCATTACTGCCCGCATTAGAACCGTAATTGTGGTTCAGTCTGATTTCACTTGTTGTCATACTCATAAAGGTGTTGTCTCCATTAATAGCAACACCAAGTCCAGCAACACCTCGTGAAGTTGCCAGTTCATTTACAGGAGAACATACAGGAACATAATTAACGCTACTAAAACTGTTTGAAAAAGCAGGGGTAAAACTTCCTGTTGAATTGTCGGTGATACCGCTTATGCCTAGCGAGTCGTTGACGCTTACCGTGCCTATCCCATTAAAGAAAATCCAACTCTTTGCCAACCCCTGCTGCAACTGCATAGTCACTGCACCGCCTTCAGAAGTCACTGTGATATCACCAGCGGTTGTCTTGCCTGTGAGGGTATCTACTTTGAGTTCGCTCATGCTAGGTCTCCCATAACGTGCAACAAGTTATCTTGCACATCTCTGTATGTGCCACCTAAATCAATTGCGCCTGTTCTTACTTGTGATGAGGTAAAAGTTGTGTCTGTTGGGGCAATAACGCAGTTTGTGTTTCCACCACCACGCCCTGAACCCGCCGTTCCAAGAGGTGAATAATTTGCGCTATCAAAAGAATTAGTCCAAGCGTAAGTAAAATCGCCGGGTCCACCATTATCCGTTACACTGGCAATATTGAATGAGTTACGCATTGTATTTGAGGTTGCATCATAGTCTCCCCAACATTTCGCCGCACTCTGCTTAGTCAGCGTGACCGGACTTGTGCCATCACTTGCTGTGATTGTGTCTGTGCGTAATTCACTCATGCTATCACCAGATTACCGTTTACAGTTAAAACCTTGGTCGAAGCGACCGTCAGTGGTCCTGCACAAAGAGCATTTTCATCACTGTCGATAGTCACATTGGTGTCGAGGGTCTGCTGATGCACACGGAAGATATCACCGCCACCTACGTTAATCTCGCCGTTCTCACCCTTGTACGTCCCGCCACCTAAAGTCAGTCCAGCAGCAAACTTTGCTTGAGTAATCGACCCATCTGGCACTGTGACTGTTTGGAGTGCTTTACCTTGGAATACGACGTAGAAGTCGTCTGTCGAGAGCACATTGCCAGTCATTGTGATCTGATTACCAGCAGCAGTGTATGCCTTACCTGACCCACCTTCTTGGCGAACATTGTTCACGAAGACTTCGATCTCTTGTTCGTTTGCTACGGCATGAGACAGGGTGTAGGGACCAGTTGTCCCATCCCCTGTGATCGACTGCTTGTCAAACGAGGTGAACGCAATCTGCGTTTCGTTTCCTATATACGCCATGTGTTATAACCTATGTGCTGATGTCATCGACGACACTAATCCAAGCATCGAGTGAGGTTGCTGTATCGCTTTTGATGAACAACTGGTCGCCACTAGCAAGGATGACTTTACTTGCACCATCAATAAGTTCGAGCGATGATCCTGCTGGGATAGGAGCGTTGACGATAAGTGAAATATCGTTTGACCCATCGTTAATGTAGGCATCAACCAATATCATATTCGCAGTTGTGTTCACCAAACGGATGCCAATGATCGTGTCAAAACTGTCTGCTGCTGCAATGCTGGTCGCACCAGTTCCCACGCCGTTGAGCGTGTACCGTCTAAAATTCTGTGCCATGTGTGTTTCCTAGTTAGAGAGCAATCGCAAAAGCAATCGCTGAACCTACTGATGCGCCTGTCGGAGCGTCTTGAAGTGTCAAAGCACCTGCTCCGTCTGTGGTGACTACCTGACCTGCTGTTCCGTCTGATGTTGGGTAGACGAGTGATGCGATGTTTGCGCTATCTGACACCATGCCACCTGTGACTAAGACACCACCTGCTCTGACAGCAAACTTCTCGCTACCTGCGTGATGCAGCGTTAATGATTTTGTTGCACCGGGAGAAATGCTTGCGGTGAGATTACCCCCTGCTTTATTGCGAATTTCTAATCCGTCAGATTGAACATATGTCTTGTTCTGTGCAGATGTGTGCTGAATCAATGTGTCTGAATCTGTGCCTATTATGACCTTATCGTCATCTGCCATCTGTATGTCGAAGGCATTGCTTTGCAGATCACCGCCCAATTGAGGACTTACATCCTGCACAACCTCAGTCAAACCTGTGTCTGCCGAAGTGATTGACCAACTGGTTCCGTCATAGACGTACAAGTTACCGTCTGTGGTATTTGCGTAAAGCATCCCACTTTGTAGTGGGTCACCCGCTAGATCGACGGATGGATTGCTGGCGGCAGACCCAATGTAAAGTCTGGTCTGTGATGCTGCTGACTGCGTTGGGAAAGTTGCAGTCCCATTGGTGGTAAAAAATGATGTTGTTGCTGCCATGTCTACCCCCTACTGGACGCTAGGTGTGGACTGGTAGTCCGTGTAAGTTGACGCAGGTTGAATTGCCTGTGTGCCACCCATCAACTCTTGATCATCTGCCTGTTGCTGAAGTTCAGACAAGAACTGCTGGAACTTTGCTTCGAAGATTTCTCGGCGTTCATCTAAGTAGTAATCTGCTGCATAACCAAGACCGCCATAGAGGATGAGGTCGGGTGCTACTTTTGCAAGGTCGTTTTCATCGGTGTTCGCAACCATCGGTGCAAATTCACCGTAGTAATAAAGCACCACGTCACCGCTAGTCGGTTGTGGATGCAAAAGCAGGTTTTGCTGCTCTCGTGTAAACACTGTAGGTGAACCTGCTGTTGGATTATTGACCAAGTTACGCATCTTCGAGTTTGGCACACGTGTTAGTTCCATGCCCTGATAATAAAGACTAATGATCTCCAAAAAGTCAGTTGGCAGTGTGATTGATGCTGTCTGACCTGAGATTGTGTAGGTTGTCTTGTTTTCATTCAGAGGAGTGCGTAACTGACGTTGGATTCTAGCGATGCTTTGGTCGAGGAAAAGGGTTGTAAGTGCTGACGTAATGTCGTTTCGATTGAGCAATGCGTCAAAGTGACTTTTAAGATCGCCATAATTCATTATCTACGTCCTCGCAGTCTTCTTTTTCTTATACGGTTTCGCTGTCTTTGCTGCCTTGCGAAATGCTGCATTTGTCGGCGCACCTTTGCTGCCAACCTTACGCATCTTCTCACCAGAACCTGATGCGATCCGTTTACGTTTTTTGGCGATGTTTCTGTAGAGTGACATTCAAGTTCTCCGTGATTTTGTTCCACTGCATTTCCATTTCTTGCGAGATAGACGCAGGGGTGAATTTGGATTTTTTGCTGCTTTAGGATGCTTTTTCATCTGACCTGCCGAACGAGAGCAATAACTGTCGCCCTTGCCTGTTCCCGGTGAGATTGAGTAACCCTTTGCGCCGTACCTGACGGTCTTTTTCCCAACCTTTTTGCTGAACTTCTTTGGACCGGTATATGCCATCAGACTGACTTCTCCGTGGTTAAGAATGCTTCGAGGTTTTCGCGTTTTAATCGTTTGACGATCTCTGCTGCGGTGTGTTCGCCAGAGAAGATGTCAAAACCCTCTCGCATCCACTGCTCAACAACGATCGTGGGGATTTGAGCAACTGACATAAACTCGCCTTCTCGCTTGCTTTTGGACGAGTTCCGCTGCTCTTTGATGCTGTTTAGGAATTGATTGCTTATCTGCTGGGTGTGCTTACGAAAGACACCATCGACATCACATCCATATTCTTCTTCTGCACCGATCAGTGTCGGTTGTTTATTCATGTGATTTCTCCTTGGAAGGGGTTAGGCGTGAGGGGCAGTTTGATAAGGAGAGCAAACTCAAACTGTGGTTCCCCTCACTCCTATTTCTTAAACGCTTATGTTAGAGCGTTGATTTGTGCTGAAGCACTGTCGTTGAGGTGCATCAGTCCACCTTCATAAACACAGAAGTGCTTATCGCTATCGCCTGTCTTCGACAGGAGTGTGCGTGAAGTTGGACGAAGCACTGCTGACCGCCACATTGTGGGGTCGAGCAAGAACGCATGAGTTGTCATTTGGATGCGGTTCAGAACGACTTTGAGTGTCCCATAGGGATTGACCATGATATTCACGGCATTAGTCAGTGTCTGATTTTGATCGTTGAATGTACGATTGCGTCCAGATGCACCAGTCATACCAGCAATGATTTCAGAATCTGCTGGTTTCACCATCAGTAGCGTTGGGTCGCCACCTGCTGTGTATGCTGCTTGGTGAGCATCAAGGATCATTGCTTCAGTCAACGCAGCAGAACCACCAGCAACGGTGTTACCTGATGCAATTAACTGATCTGCTGAATCCATTTCACGTGCGGTTGAAGAGTTGCCAGTTACCCCAGCATTGCTCTGACCTACGTAAGCGAACTCAATGTCTCGCTTCAGTTCTTTTAGTGCTTTACCTAGTTGGT